AACTTAGGATCTGTATAGTCAACAAGGTAGTCTAAAGGATCAAGATCCATAGACTCAAGAGCTTTGCATGCAATAGTTACTGCAGCTTGTGGACTTACAGCTCCACCAGCTCCTGCTTGTTGCAGTGCTGGAATAATCTGTTGTCCAATTACATTCATCTTCTTCATGATATTGCTGTTACTGTTTTCACCAACATCAACATCAACATAAAGCATCAAGTTACTTGGTAATGTGCCAGGATCGACTGTCTTAAACAAATCATTTTGATCATAGTAACCAACTTCTTGACCACGGAGTTTATCCCGCATTGTCTTGTAGATACCTTCACACAAACGCTTAAAGCCTGTTTCAGCAAACCTACGTGCCATAAACTGGATACGTACTTGTGCCGCAGACATAGCTCTCTGCATTTTTTCTTCTGAATTACCAGAAACATAGAGTGTATCATTCAAACCCTGAGCAGCCTTAGACAAACCTGTAGCCTGTTCCTTGTGCATTTGTAATAGCTCAAGAATAGGTACTGTACCTGTACTGATAGTATCAGGTGTCATTGAGGCAACCGCATTGTTAGGGTTACCATTGGTAGCAATAATCTGCTTAGGCTTCATGTTCTGTAGCGCACTGAAGTCTACAACGTTAGGATCAGCAAGCTTAGGTGAGTAGTTAGTTAAGTAGACATTCTCAATGAATCCACGCATGATAGCTGTTGAGGCTAGTGTCATGGGTCGAATCATATCTGCTACTGACAAACCAAAGAATTCATGTGGTACTTCAAAGGGACAAAGAGTCGCCAATGGAATCATATCACAGTCTTCTTCAAGAAGAATTGTTGAACCAGCAATAATAAAATGCTTTAGTTCAGCAATACCGTCACCATCACGGTCTACACGTAACCAACACTCGATAACAGTGAGTTGTCGATTAGCTTCTGACGGGAATAGCTCCCGTGAATTTCCCCCAAGCCAGTACTCTTCACCAACTAGACGCTTACGAGCAGCCTGCTCTTCGGTGTACTTGGTAGCCCAATCATAGCTACCGTCTCCAATGGCGTCCCAGTCAATATTCTCTGCTATGTCAGGGAAAAACTTTCTAACTTCAGATCGAGTCATATCAATCTGGATACCCACAAATGCCGCATCATCAAGTGAGTGCGCATCCCGTGTAATACGGAAACATTCTGGGTGTACATTCTTAATTAAAATTCTTGTCTTGTTCTTTTTCTTTTTAAGGCGAACATCCTTGTATACCATTTTGTATACAGCATTACCTTCTTCATCGGTGTCTAACTCTTGATCATATTTAAGATCTCCGATAATTTCTGTGTCATCTTCTGATAACAAGAGATCAAGGTTTTCTTGACTGATAGAATCAAACTCTTCAAATTTATAATCAAAGTCTTCAATATATTCCCATCTAACAATACTATTTTTCCATAACAAGGCAGATTTAACCCATGTATTTAGGACTTCCCAACCAGGATTCTGCTTAAAGATTCCATAGTTAACAAGGTCAGAAGCTACTTTAGCTTCATGGAAAGCCTTAGGAGAACTTCCTGCCGGAATAAACCTTGCGATCTTATTGTTGTTAAACATAAGTTCAGCAAGAATAGCTGTATAGCCCTCGATAGCCTCTACAGTGTCTGAAGAAACAATCTGTGAAGCACCCTGAGGAGTCAGGTGAAATTGCGGCATCATGCCGTATTCGTATGTAGCCTTCTGTCGTTCACGAGCTAAGTCGGAACTATTCAAGAAGTCACCAACAGAGTTCATTACACCCTGTTCGATCATAGCTAGGAGTTCATTATCTCCTACCGGATCTTTATATCTATCCACAAAGCGGATGATATCTCTACTTGTATCACTCATTGTAAACCTTTCTTGGGTTTAGCGGTCGTGTCTACGACTCTTCTTACATTCAATCAATCAAAGTCTACAACAAGACTTGTATGTGCTACTAATTCTTTAATCACCCTGCTAGTAGCCAACAAAGTAGAAGTTACCTTCTCTTAGGACACAAGGACTAACTCTTTCGGGGATTAAAATCTTTGGGGATTTTATTACCGATTTTTTCCTGTGGATTTAAAAGCTTACCAGCCTGTTTAGGCTTAATTAAACTTTTAAATTGTTCTTTTTCTTTCCCTGTTAAGGGTACATTAATTTGTGCCATATTTTCGTTCTCTTAATTTCTTTTTATGTTTGTCAATTTCTTCGTTTATATAGGCACCAGCTTCACCAGCAAGTCTTTTAGTACTTGTTTCAAGTATATCTTCTGCTGTATTAAACAAAGCCCTTTCACCAGACTTAGCGGCTTTATCTCTAGCTTTTTGTAAAAGTATTTCTTGGGTTCTTGGTGACCTAGCTAATCCTTCTAAAAATTCTTTAGATGGTAAATTAGAACCAATAGGGGGTGCAACAATAACAGTTCTTTCAGGCATTGCAACAGCTTTAATTGCTTGACCTGCATTGCGAGCTAATGGGGCAACAACCGCTTCAGGATATACATTCTCTAATGCTTGTTGTTGTGCCATCTTTTTTCGGTAGTCTTCATCATTCATATTAGCTAATACGCTA